GGGGTCGAAAACGACCCCGCCGTTACGCCTTTTTGGTGTAACATAGGGCAGCATTTGCTGGCCTCTTCTGGTCTAAGCTCACGCTGACGACCGTCTACTCTGAGGTTCCAAATGACCGTCAAGATTGATAACCAAAGCATAGGTCAACGTTCTAGTTCCGTTGTAAAAACGTTCGCTAGCGCTGCTGTTCCTAACACTACGTCATGGACGAAGACTTGGCAGGACACCAGAAATGGTGACTCCAACCCTCGTTACATGGCGCAAATTAGAAGCGGGCAGAATGCTACGACGACTTACGTCGGTAACTTCCGGCAGGTATTTCCTGCCACGTTGAATGCTCTTGCTAAGATCGTACGGTCAACTGGTTCAGGCCAAACTGGATATTCGGAATTTAAGGGTACCCCCGATTCGAGTTGGGGGGACCTCTTATATGATCCGTCCGGTTTGGCCACCACAGAAGCAGACATAATCGCGCGGGAACAGTTTGTTTCAAGGTATCGCGAAAGGAGAACCCAGTTTCAATCTGGGGTCTTCTTAGGCGAACTTATGAAGACTGTTCAAATGATAAGTAGTCCTGCGAAAGCCCTTCGTAAGGGAATCGACGCATACCATCATACCGTAAAGAAACGGTTGAGGAATGCGAAGAAACCGAACAGGGTCGTGCGGGATACTTGGCTCGAATTTGTCTATGGTTGGGGACCTCTCATTAATGATGTCAAAGATGCATGTCAATTAGGCACTGCAGACCCTTATAAGGTCTTTCAGAGCATAAAAGGCAAAGGCACCGTTGACGGAATTACGAGTAATTCTCGCCAAGACTATGCTAACAGTTTCCTGAATGTGGATTACCGTATGGTAATGTCACAGAAGGTTACTGTCAAGTATAAAGGAGCCATAGCTGCACAGAATGAACCTCCCGGATTTCCGGAGCAACTTGGACTTTCGTGGTCCAATGTGCTCCCTACTGTCTGGGAGCTAATTCCGTACAGCTTTCTTGTCGACTATTTTACCAACGTTGGTAAGGTGATCGACGGCATCGCCACGGGACCTATCTCTTTGGCCTGGGGGTGTCAAGTAATCTGGAAAGAGTATGGACTCTCTGTAGAGGGAGTTCAGCTCGATCGAGCCTATCTTGATACCTTTAAACCAGACCCGAAGGATAAGGCTTTTGGCTTTGCAACCGGCGGCGGTAAGTCGGGCCGGCGTGTTTATTACTTTCGGCAGCCTGCAAACGTTGTCTCATTAGGTTTAAGAGACTTTCGTTTTAAGCTGCCTGGGAGTAACATACGCTGGCTCAATATAGCGGCCTTAGCTCGTCTAAGGTCATAACCTTATGGAAAGACTGAAATGACAATCTCTCTCACTAGTCCGGTCACCGGTGGTGCCCAGACTGGCCTGACCTCACCCACCTATACGGTGGTTGTTGATCAGCCCCCGAACAACTACTCCAAACAATGGGCTGTTACCGCTCTTGGCGGTACCCAGACTGGAGTAGACGTTCATGGGGCCTCCAAACCGTTTACGGTTACTTTCGCGAAACCCGCAAATGTGCGGCCCGCGCCTGTACCGAATCCGGTTACGGGGGTTATGCCAAACTCTCCTCGGAATGTCTATACGGTCCGTGTCCGCAAGGGCACGGCTCCTGGTGTAAACCAGAACCCGCAGATTACGGTTCTCCAGTGCGACCTCTCGGTCGTTGCTGGTGCCGATTTGCAGGAGCCGGAAGACATCCG